ATGTTAAAATGAGAAAAGAATGGAGATTACAAGAATGATTTTTGCAGCATGTCCACCAGTTTATACATTGCCTGGTACTTGGGATGATCCTGAGAAGATAGCAAAATGCAAAGAAACTCTCATACCACATTTACAATTAGAACCAGAAACAGGATTTTTAGTGTTTATAGGATTACTTGTTGTTGGTTCTATAATTTATGGAATTTACAATACCTTTGGTGCAGGTGGTAAAGAATTGAAAGATGAGATTAGAGAACATGCACGTATGCATGAAATGGGAATTGCACATGGTCATGAGGGTGGCGGTGTTAGACCTATAATGACTCAAAGAGCACAAGAACAAGATTATCCACAACATCATCATGATACTTAATGTTAGTTTCACAAGAAACTGCTGAATGGGCAGCAGATGAGTTTATAAATTATTTTTCCAACTTTCGTGACATCGAAGATTATCTAAGGTTTGTTAAACGAGAGGTTTTATCTTCTCGGACATCCTTAGTTTCTCTTTCTGATGAATTCTTCAATGAAGATATGCATCCAGAAGACATGGAGTTTAATATCGTTCGTGTTGGTAAAGGTGGACTTGACCAAAAATATTATTCTAATCTACTCACTGCTGTTTCCTCGCATAACAATGAACATAATATTCCTGGTCGAGAATTGAAGTGGATGGTATTTGAAAAGAACACCAACAAAGTAATTGGATTTGTTCGATTTGGATCTCCTACAATTAATTCAAAACCAAGGAATATCTGGTTAGGTAAACAACCAGATCTTTCTTTATTCAATCGTCATGCAGCGATGGGATTTGTTATTGTTCCATCGCAACCATTTGGATATAATTATCTTGGCGGTAAGTTACTTGCACTGATGTGTATATCACATTATGCTAGAGAACAATTGAATGAAAATTTTGAGAAAGACATTGGATTATTTGAAACTACCTCACTGTATGGGTCTGCAACGTCTGCTTCACAGTACGATGGACTAAAACCCTTTATGAGATATAAAGGTCTTACAGAGAGCAAATTCATACCTCTGATGCATGATAAGCAATTTCATAAGTTGCACGATCATTTTACCATACTGAATGACAACACACCTTTGACTGATAATAAAGCATCTTCAAAGAAGATGAAGAGACAAACAAAGATGATATCTATCATTCGTAATAATTTAGAAGATCAAACTAAGTTAGACAAATTCAATGAAGTCATCAAAGGTGCATTTTCAATAACACAACAAAAGAGATTTTATATTTCTGATTATGGTTACTCAAATGTCAGAGAGGTTATATTAGGAGAGCAAGATAAATTGACACCAGGACAAAACTATGATAAATTTGAATTAGATAATATCATTTCATGGTGGAGGAGAAAGGCAACTAAAAGGTATGAAAAACTAAAGAGAGAAAACAGGTTTAGAAAAGAGGTTGAATTATGGACAGAACAGGACAACATACAAATCATAAGATAACCACTTTTGAGATAGTGTTTATACCAATTATATTTTTTGAAGAGTTTGTCAAAAGATCACTGATTGGTATAATTCAACTCCTAGTCGAAATTGAAAATTGGAATTTTAACAGAAAGTATCACAGATGATTGAATTGAAAGACTGGTTGAACTCAATCAACCAAAACAAAAGAAACCTTTATGATGAAGACCCTACAGTAAAGTATCCTGCATATATTATAAACAGGTGTATGTCAGGTCATCTTGATACCGTAATGTTTGCAAATGAGATGAATCTCAGTCCACAACTGGATAGTGATATGCAATATTCGTTTTATCTAAATAGTGTGAGGAAGCGAAAGAGATTCTCTCCTTGGCTCCGCAAAGATGAGGTTAAAGATCTTGATTCTGTGAAACGTTATTATGGTTATAGTAATGAAAAAGCAAAGCAAGCTCTAAGAATCCTATCCAAAGAACAACTTAATTTTATAAAATCGAAATTTGAAACTGGAGGAACAAAATGATTGCCGAGCCTGAGGTCAAGTGGTCTGCTGACCAAATGATTGAAGTCACACTGAATGAACCAGATGACTTTTTAAAAGTAAGAGAAACTCTCACAAGAATTGGGGTAGCATCCCGTAAGGAGAAAAAGATATATCAATCATGCCATATACTACACAAACAAGGTAGATATTATATTGTTCACTTTAAAGAATTATTTGCACTGGATGGTAAACATGCCAACCTAACGCAAAATGATGTGCAACGTCGTAATCGTATCATTCAACTTTTATGTGATTGGGGATTGGTAACAGTTATTAAACCTGAGAAAGTAACTGACATTGCTCCTTTGAATCAAATCAAAGTGTTATCATATAAAGAAAAGGGAGAATGGGTATTAGAAACTAAGTACAATATTGGTAAAAAGAAAAAAGTAGAAGAACCTGTGTAAAGTGAAAAAATTTATTTTTGATGTTGATGGGACTTTGACACCTAGTAGGAAAAGCATGGATCTTATGTTCATGTCTTTTATGTTAGAGTTTTGTGATAAGAATGAAGTCTACTTAGTAACTGGTAGCAATCGTGAGAAGACTCTAGAGCAAATTAGTTATGGACTTTACAATAAATGCAAAAGAGTTTATAACTGTGCAGGTAATGACGTATACGAGCAAGAGGAACTTGTATATAGAACACCGTGGGAATTACCAGACGATGCAAGAGAGTTTTTATTAGAGGAATTAAAACAAAGCACATTTCCAATAAGAACAGGAACACACATCGAGAAGAGGTCTGGTTGTGTGAATTTTAGTATTTTAGGTAGAGGTGCAATATTTGAAGAAAGAGAAGTTTATAAAGAATGGGATAAAGATAATCAAGAAAGAATTGGTATTGCAAAAAGATTCAATCAAAAGTTTCCAGAACTATATGCATTTGTTGGTGGAGAAACAGGTGTAGATATTTCTGCAAAAGGAAATGATAAAGGTCAGATAATTCGTGATTTTAGTTCTGATGATGAGATACACTTCTTTGGGGATCGCATGGACGTAAATGGCAATGATTATCCATTAGCGAAAGCAGTACAAAATATGGGCGGTTTTACGCACTCTGTTACAGGATGGGAAGATACCCGAACCAAATTACAGGACTTTGAATCACCTTAGTGTTATAATTAGTTATGTCGCCTTCGGGGACACAATTAAACTCGCTTACTAAGGAGAATTATGACTAACATTCAGAGATACACTGCTGCCGATCTTCCAGAACTTATGGAGAAGATCCATAAAAACAGTATAGGATGGGATGATTATTTTGAAAGTTTTTGGAATACAAACACAAATGCTAACTATCCACCATATAATATTGTTCATGTAAACAATGTTGAATCCAGATTAGAAATTGCACTCGCAGGATTTAAAAAGAAAGAAGTTAAAGTTTACACAGAATATGGTAAGATATTCGTTGAAGGAACTAAAGAGAAAAAAGAAGAAGAAACATACAGTCATAGAGGATTAGCACAGAGATCATTCTCAAGAGAATGGACTCTATCTGATGATGTAGAAGTTAAGGATGTATCATTTGCAGATGGACTTCTTACAATTACATTAGGTAAGATTGTTCCAGAACATCATGCAAGAAAAGAATATCTATGATATAATGTAATTCATTAGACTTTTATAATGGATTACAAATCATCAGGTGTAGATATTGAAGCAGGAAACTCCTTTGTAAGGAGTATTCAAGAAACCGTTAAGTCCACTCACAGACCAGAGGTCGTGGGTGGATTTGGTGGTTTTAACGGTATGATGAGAATACCAGAGGGATATAAAAAACCAGTATTAGTTTCTGGAGCAGATGGTGTTGGAACTAAACTGTCACTTGCACATATTTGGGGAGATCATCGCTCAGTTGGTATTGATTTAGTTGCAATGTGTGTTAACGATGTAATCACTTGCGGTGCAGAACCATTATACTTTTTAGACTATATTGCGACAAGTAAGATTGATCAAAAAGTGCTAGGTCAGATAGTGGATGGTGTGGCAAGTGCTTGTCTAATATCTGGGTGCTCTTTGCTCGGAGGAGAAACAGCAGAGATGTCTATTATGTATTCGGATACGGAATATGATCTTGCAGGATTTTGCACTGGTGTTGTTGAAGAAGATGAGATTATTGATGGAAGTAAAATTAAAGAAGGTGATAAAATAATCGGTATTGAAAGTAGTGGTCTTCATAGCAATGGATTTAGTTTAATAAATGATATGTTATGGAGACATAAGATTGCATATTTGAACATGCCTGAGTTATCAACACCAACTCGTATCTATGCACCAGTAATTAAATTTTTGAAAAAAGAAGTTCCGATATTAGGAATGGCACATATCACAGGTGGTGGTCTTGTAGAAAATTTACCAAGATGTATACCAAATGGATTGAAACCATATGTTAATTATGATTCCTGGCCCTTGCCTGAGATATTTCACAAAATCATGATGGCAGGTGAGATACCACCAGAGGAAATGAAAAGAGTATTTAATCTTGGTATTGGTTTTTGTGTAATTGTTGCTGCTGAAGATGAAGATGCTACATTAAAGGCAATCGGAAACAACTGTTGGACAATCGGTGAGATTGTGGTATAATATAGATGTAGTTAAACACGATTATGAGTATACAACTAGTTTTACTAAAATCAGGAGAAGAAGTCATTGCAGATGTAAAAGAACTGCGTGATGATGTAGATGAATTAATTTCTTACGTCTTTAAAGATCCGTATAGAATTAAAATTAAAACAGCACAAGTTTTGGTAGAGGGTAAGAATACACCAAAGCATGAAGCAGTATTTTATAAATGGATGTCATTATCAAAAGATTCTGATATAATAGTAAATAAAGATTGGATTGTATGTATTACAGATCCAATAGATACAATCAAAACATCTTATGAGGATAGATTAAATGAACGAAGAAGATCTAATGATTCAAACGAATCTGGCGACGGACGAGATGGTGGAACCAGCGGATCCGATAATGAAGGATCAATCGAATCCAATTCAAGTTCTTTTCTTAGTGAATCAACAAACAATAATAACGGAGATTGAATCGATTATAGCAGAAGATATAGGTCAACCAGATTGTAGAATGGTAAACCCTGTATTGATAAAAGAAGATGGATCATTTTCTAGATTTTTAGGAACAATTTCTGATGATGTAGAAATGGCAATTTCTTCTGATAAAATTCTAACTTTAGTTGATCCAAATCAAAGTACACTTGAAAAATATCTTGAAACTATACAATGAGATTTTATACTAATGTTCATCAAAGATTTAATGAGATTCTTGTTCGAGGATATGAAAATGGAAAACATTTTACATCAAGAGAAGAGTTTAGACCAACTCTTTATGTTCCCTCAAAGAAAGATTCAAAATACAAGACATTAGATAATAAAAGTGTAGAACCTGTAAAACCAGGTAATATAGCAGAGTGCAAAGAATTTATTGAAAAGTATTCTGGTATTGAAGGATTTGATATCTATGGTAATGATAGATATATCTGCCAGTATATTTCTGAAAGATATCCAGAGGAAGAAATCAAATTTGACATTACTAAAATTAAATTGGTAACAATTGATATTGAGGTTGCGTCTGAAAATGGGTTTCCAAATGTATTTGAATGTGCAGAAGAATTACTTGCAATAACTTTGCAGGATTATAGTACAAAACAAATAATATGTTTCGCATCAAGACCATTTAATAATACTCGTAAAGATGTGAAGTATATTCAATGTAATGGTGAGTTTGATTTAATTGGTAGATTCTTAGATTATTGGCAAGTAGAAACACCAGAAGTTATTACTGGTTGGAATTGTGAGTTGTATGATATACCATACATTGTTGGACGTATTGAAAGATTGATGGGGGAAAAAGTTGTTCGTAAACTTTCACCTTGGGGATATGTTCGTAAAAAGGATTTGGTTTTACATGGACGTAAACAGATCTCTTGTGAGATGGCAGGTATATCAATTATTGATTATCTTGACCTATACCGTAAGTTCACCTATAAAGCACAGGAGTCTTACAGATTAGATCATATCGCTTTTGTTGAGCTTGGTCAAAAGAAGTTAGACCACTCTGAGTTTGAAACATTCAAAGATTTTTATACAGGAAACTGGCAAAAGTTTATTGAATATAACATCAAGGACGTTGAACTTGTAGATCAACTCGAAGATAAAATGAGATTGATTGAATTATGTTTGACTATGGCATATGATGCAAAGGTAAATTATACAGATGTATTCTTCCAAGTAAGAACTTGGGATTCTATAATCTATAACTACTTAAAGAGGAAACACATTGTCATCCCTCCAAAGGTAAAAACAGATAAAGATACACAGTATGCAGGTGCATATGTAAAGGAACCAATTCCAGGAAAATATGATTGGGTAGTTTCTTTCGACCTCAATAGTCTGTATCCGCATCTTATCATGCAGTATAATATCTCCCCAGAAACTCTTGTTGACACTCGACACCCAACAGTAACAGTTGACCGATTACTTGAAGAAAATGAAGTAATTGATGGAGATTACGCAGTCTGTGCAAATGGTGCACAGTATCGAAAAGATGTTCGAGGATTTTTACCAGAACTCATGGAGAAGATGTACAATGAACGTGTCATCTTCAAGAAAAAAATGCTCATTGCTAAACAGGAATATGAAAAGAAAAAAACAAAAACGTTGGAAAAAGAAATTGCCCGTTGCAACAATATCCAGATGGCGAAGAAGATATCTCTTAATTCTGCTTATGGTGCTATCGGCAATCAGTACTTTAGGTATTTTAAATTAGCAAATGCTGAAGCGATTACTCTATCAGGTCAGGTATCAATCAGATGGATAGAGAATCGAATGAATAAAAGACTGAACAAAATTTTAAAAACAGAGGAGATTGATTATGTTATTGCTTCAGATACTGATTCCATTTATCTTAATTTGGGTCCTTTTGTTGACGCTGTATACGAAGGCAGAGAGAAGACTACTGAAAGCGTTGTTGCGTTCCTTGATAAGGTCTGTGAGGTGGAATTTGAAAAATATATTTCGAGTTCTTATCAAGCGTTGGCCGATTACGTAAATGCATATGATCAGAAGATGTTCATGAAACGTGAGAACATTGCTGATCGTGGTATCTGGACTGCAAAGAAAAGATATATTTTAAACGTATGGGATAGCGAAGGTGTTCGATATAACGATGCAAAACTTAAGATCATGGGTATAGAGGCGGTTAAATCGTCTACACCTGCACCTTGTAGGGATATGATTAAAGATGGTCTTAAAGTGATGATGAGTGGCACAGAGGACGAGATGATTGATTATATTGATAATTGTAGAACTAAATTCAAGTCTCTATCACCAGAGGAAATATCCTTCCCAAGAACTGCCTCTAATGTTACCAAGTATAAAGGCACACATAACATCTATGAGAAAGGAACACCTATGCATGTTCGTGGAGCATTATTGTATAATCACTATATCAAACAGAAAGGATTAGATAAAAAATACGCATACATACAAAATGGAGAGAAGATAAAGTTCTGTTATCTTAAAGATCCGAATCCGATTCGGGAAAATGTGATATCTTTTATCCAAGACTTCCCAAAGGAATTGAATTTAGAAAAGTATATTGACTATGAAGCACAGTTTGATAAAGCATTTTTAAGTCCAGTTAAGGCAGTTTTAGGTGCAATAAATTGGGAGGTAGAAAGAAGAGTTAGTTTGGAAAGTTTCTTCACATGAAATACGTAGTCCTCTATTCCGATTATTCTTCAACTCTTTTGTGTGGACCAATCGCAAAGAGAAAAGAGTTTGAAAATAAACATATTGCACAATGGTTTGCAAAAAGAATGAAAATGTGCTATGATTGGGTTGTATGTATAGAATCTAAAAATTTAGAGGTTACTTAATGGATTTACCAATTGATGACAAAGAACTGAACACACTCATAATGATTACTGGAAAGGTAAAGGGTGATGGTCTCGGTAAAAAAGATGTGGACGCAGAAAAACTTTATAATAAATTGAAATTAGTCAAAGAAGTTAGAGATGAAAATCCTGATGGTCCTTACAAAAGAATACTTCGTGAAAAACATGGGATGGTAATTTAATGGATTTCTTAAAAGAAATAGTAAAAGAGATTGGAGATGACTATACGCAAATTGCGTCAGAGATTAACGAAACTGAAAGATTCATTGATACTGGATCCTTCATTTTTAATGGAATCATTAGTGGGTCTATTTTTGGCGGGGTTAGCAGCAATCGTATTACTGCCATTGCTGGTGAGTCAAGTACTGGTAAAACTTATTTCTCGCTTGCTGTTGTCAAAAACTTTTTGGATACTCATCCTGATGGGTACTGCCTCTATTTTGATACTGAAGCAGCAGTCAATAAAGGACTACTGGAGTC